ACAGGGCGAGAGCTTTTTACCTCGGACGTAAAATGTTCTGGTACGGAACGAAAATAGGTTTGCTATTTGGTATCGTAATGGGTATAATTGTTATGTGGATATTTGATAAATAAAGGAGAAATACAATGGACTCACATTCATTCCCAACTGAAATTGCTGATGACTTGGGGCTACACGAAGCCCTTCTTCTTCAGCATTTTTTTTATTGGCACAAGCGAAATATGGGCAACAATAAAAACAAGATTGATGGGCATTATTGGACTTATAATTCCATAGAGGGATTTTCCGCTATCTTCACATATATAAGCACTTACAAGATTCGCAACACACTAAAAAAGCTGGAAAAAGACGGTTATATATTAACAGCCAATCACAATAAAAAGAAGTATGACAGAACGACTTGGTATGCGCTTACAGATAGGGCAATTTCACTTTTCGATGCCTCCATTTGTCGAAACCAACAAATGCATTTGTCGAAACCAGCAGATGCATTTATCGAAACCAACAAACCTATACCAGATAGTAATACAGATAGTAATACAAATAATACTATATCGTTCGATAAATTTTGGAATTTATATGATAAAAAGATTAATCGTGTTAAATGCAAAAAGAAATGGAACAGTCTGAAAGAAATAAATAAAGAGGAGGCGATGAAACATCTTCCGATGTATGCTTCGTCTACTCCAGACAAACGGTTCAGAAAAAATCCGCTTACTTATTTGAACAACAGCGGATGGGAAGACGAGGTTTTAAAAACGACAGAGCAATTAATCGACGAAGAAATCGCAACAAAAAATGAATCATCACAAAATGTTCTTGTTTGCCCGAACCACGCTTTTCACTACGAGAAGGTAAAAAAGGGAACTATTAAATTTTGTTTATTATGCAGAACCAAGATGGAAACGCAATCAGAAATTGATTATATGAAAACAATTGGGATGATTAATTAAATTCTTTTAAAGTATAAAGAAAGAGCAAATCAAATTATTTCCTTTGACGGAATGCAGAGGAGACGTGGAATAATCCCAACAGACATTGACGGGTTCATTGACTATGGGGGTAAGGTCTTTGTTTATTTTGAGGCAAAACTGATTGGAGCGCCGGTTCGGCGAGGTCAAAGACTGGCGTTGGAAAACGTGGTGAAATCCCACGACACGGCTGGCAACAGGTCTTCTGCTATTATATTCAGACACGACACAACCCCCAGCGAGATTGTTGTAGCCAGTACACAGTTCGTTGACGAGTCTTATTTTAAGCTCAATGACGAATACCGCTGGAGAGTCCCCATTGTTGAACAATATACAGTTGTTCAGTTTTTAGAATGGTGGGAGACTTACTGTGAAAAGCTCGGTTATATCTTATAATGCCGAAGAAAAAAATAAAGAGAATGTCAATCGTAAGGAAACTGGACAAGATTGTCAGTCTTATAATCAGAGCAAGGGACAAACGATGTGTCGTTTGTGGCAATAAAGAATATCTTCAGAACGGACACCTGTTTCCGAGGAAAAGCTATTCAACGAGGTGGGACGTTACCCTAAACGGCAATTGCCATACTCAGTGTCGTGGTTGTAATTTATCGCATAACAGAGACTTTTATCCGTATTCTAATTGGTACGTCAGGAAATTCGGTCAGAAGTCCTATGACAAACTCCATGTGAGATACAAAACCAAGAAAAGGTTCACAGATAAACAACTGGAGGCTTTATATGATAAATTCAAAGAAGTGCGCAAAGGAAGACGGCAATGATTATATTTAATGACGACGGATATATTATCTCCTGTTCATCCTGCGGGAGCGGAAATCTCATTCGTAAAAGCAAAAACGCAAAGGGCAATCAAAGGTGGCTCTGTAAAGACTGTAACTATAGAACCGCATACCCCATAATAGCAGAGCCGGAATTAATAAAAGAAAACGTCAGGGTTGCCAAGCAAAAACAGGCTTATCAAGACAGGAACAGGATTGAAAGAAAGTCATTTCGAGAATATGCAAGAATAGAAAATGCAATAACAGAAATGAACAGCCACATCTATGAGGTTCTTCGTTCTTATAAACTGCATACAAAAATCAAGAAACATAGAAAGAAAAAACAGAAAGCCGCTGGCGTGATTCACCTATCAGATTTACACTTCAACGAGCTTGTTGACCTGCCCAATAACAAATATAACTTTGAAATAGCCTCAAAGCGCTTAAAAAGGCACATAGAAGGCTCTAAATCGTACTTTTCGACCAAAGGGATAGGCAAGGTGCTTTTAGCGTTCACGGGCGATTTAATCAATTCAGACCGCAGGTTAGATGAAATGCTGAATCGTGCTAGCAATAGGGCTTCGGCTGTGTTTCTTGCGGTTGATATTATTCAACAGGCAATTATAGAGCTTTCAGAAGATTACGAGATTGCGGTTGCCTGTGTGTCTGGAAACGAGGCAAGGGTTCATAAGGAGAGCGGATGGTCAGACATACTGGCTACTGATAATTATGATTTTACAATCTTCAATATGCTTCGTGCTCTATTCATGGACAGCCCTATAGAGTTTATATCTGGCGACCCGACGGAGCTTGTGATAGGTGTTGCAGGTCAGAACCTGTTGATGCTACACGGACACGGGGCGATTGGGGCAAGACACGAATCCTCGGTCAATCAGATTATGGGCAGATATGCAAACCACGGCGTTTCAATAGACTATGTTATAAGCGGACATATTCATAGTGCGAGAGTTGGGGATATTTATTCAAGAAGTTCATCAATGGTGGGGGCTAACGATTATTCCGAAAAAGCATTAAATATGTCTGGAAGAGCATCGCAAAACTGTTATATCTTTTATAGCAACGGCAATAGGGACGGTATAAAAATAGATTTACAAAACGTAGACGACACAGAAGGATACGATATAGAAAAAAGCATCGAGGCTTACAATCCAAAATCAGGCGAAAAGCTAAGACCAAGGACAACAATCTTTGAGGTTAAGATATAATTGGAAAATAAGAGTGAATCAAAAATCTTGCTGATTTTAAATAAAGACGAATATATAATTATTATGAACGCCTTGAGAAACAGAAACACATTACAGGCTGGAAAAATATTGAAAGATATTTCAAAACTTAAAAAAAGAGAGGTAAATTTAAACCGACCGTAACTCGGTTAAGATTAAAATTGGGTGAGGTAGTTTTCATCCTCCATGTCGGTTTCTCCGACATTGCCCTCCTTTCTACCTCGCCCATCATTAAGGAGTAAACATGGAAACGTATAAACACAAGAAAAACAGCGGTTCAGCCTTCCTGAACGACAAGGAAGGAAACGAAAAAAGACCAGACTACAAAGGCTCTGCCGACATTGATGGCGAAGATTATTATGTTGCCCTATGGCACAGGGAAAGTGGCTCTGGTAAAGAATACTATTATATTTCTCTCGAAAAGAAAAGCGAAGCCGCTTTCTGATGATAAAAAAGGAGGCTGTAGACTGTTATTTGCAGATGAAGAGCGTGCTCGAGTTCTATGCAGATAGAGACAATTACAAGGTGAAAGCAGAGGAAGATATGTCAATTATGAGATTTGATGAAGGCGAAAAAGCAAGACTGGTTCTCAAAGCGTGCGAAACGATATCGAAAAGAATTTTACTGCCAGAACCCAAACTACAGCAATAGCATATCTTGGGCAATAAAAGCATTATATAGCGTTCACCAGAACGCCACAGACCCTTATATGTTCGACGACGAGAGCGCAGACAACGATATTAAGTATTGCCCTGTGTGTGATTATTGCTGGGAAAAGCCGAGGTCAGGAAAGTCACGCAGGACTCTTATTACATATAAAAACTTCCCAAGATTAGGAAAAGAAAAAATGAGATGTCCGCACTGTCGTGGCGAATTGAATTTAGATTATCTTTGCAGGCTTTAAAATTCTTCACGAAACGAAAGTGAAGTGTCCCATGTCTGATATGCAATTTGACTAAATTCTGGTTCATTGTCTAATCTACACCATAAAAACGAATCATCTGCTGAAGCTGTAGCGTTATCATATTGCAACAAAAAGGGGAAATGACCTCCGCCAGTTTTTACGATTAGGTTGTTCAGCATATTGTTAGATTGGAAGACTTGAGCCGTATCATAACGGAGGTCTGGAAAAACATCTGTATCCGCAAGATATGAAAAAGACATATCCATATTTGTTCTCCCATAACCATACCCAACCGCTGACGTACTTGTTGAGTTCATATACGGAGGTCTTACGTTCCAATGACCTCCTCTTAAATAACTTGCATTGGAATAAGTCTGCCCCCCGAATGATTGTAATTTCTTTACACCGTCAAACTCAAAGGTTTTTGAAATGTTTAAATCGGGGCTATTCGGGAAGTCCCAATATTCACCTACGATAATTGCTGAAATACCCAGATTCGCATCATAATTAGAATCATCAGCAGGGTCAAAATATATTCTCATATATCTATTATCTGTCGCCTGTGAGAAGGTTGCAAGACTCCATCCGTTATACGCAGGACTACAATAGTTGCCACTACCAGCGTCGCAACCGCCACCACAATTAACCACTTCTACCATCGCTGGAGATTGGGCTGATGCAAAACCTGAATGGTCATCCGTCTGTATCCTGAACTCAGCATCCGCTTCATCCATGTTATGCCCTAAAATGGCAATGAAGTTATTATCTACATTTGCATCGGTGCTGTAGTTTGTATCTATTTCGATATAAAAATTCGCCGCACCAACTCCCGTGCTTATGGTCTGTGTATTTGTAGGGCGAAGGTCAAATATCTCAATTAAAGATGAACCAGCTACCATTGTTTCACCTGAAAGAGTTATATCTGATGTCGCCATTTTCCCTGCTGAAAGAAGAAAATTTATATTGTCCACGTAAATCCGTGGTGTGAGTGTTCTTTGATATGTCATTAACTTACCTTAATTGCCTTCACCGAGCATCCACTCGGCTTTTTTGATATACTTGTTATTAAATAATAATCTGTCCCCATTGCAGCACCGTAAATCTTGATGTTTGAATCCCAATTAGAGAATAAAATAATATCTCCAATCTCTAAATCGTTATAATAAGGTCGAAGACACTCAAAGTCTAAAATTACTTTACGGTCTTTGAAAATTGTCTTATAAGCATCTGCTAATTGAGTAGCTGTTGTGGAGTCTAAAATGTCTGCATCTAACTCTAACTTTAAGGATTGACTTACACCGTTCACCGTTGTCCCCTGTGAAGTAGCATCAGTAGTGTTCACATTAGAAACAAACTGGTCTTGCCCATAGTCTTTATTGTAATTTATTGTGATGTCGTTTCTCACCGCACCAAGAGATGTTCTCGAAATACTTTTTAAATTAATATCATTAAAGTTTATAGTTTTATCAGCGCCTGCATAATCCCCTGCTCTTCGCAATGTTCGTATTTTGAATTTTCCATCGCCACCCACAAACACCCAGCTTAAAATTTGTTTACAGATTCTACTTATAAAATCTTTTGAATTGATAAATTTATATTGTGAAAAGGCAAATTTAACATCCCCCACAGCATCATTAAAAATGTCACCTAAATATCCATTTGTCGTATTGCCCGATGTGTCGAATGAAGCATAATCAATATTTGAAGATGTAACTGACAATTCTGTTCTTAAAGCATCTTCAATCATAAAAACAGGGTTCTCAATTAAGTCGGTTTCGTTATACCCTTGATTTCTTGAATCAGCATCTATAAAGGCAGGGTATTTTCGACCTTTTCCTGAACAATAAATATAATCAATTTCTGCTGGATAATTGGTTGTCTTGGTTCGTGTCCTAATTATTGTTTCATCTACGTATTCAATTTCCCAATCAAATTCGGAATAAACAGCCGTGCGAACTGTTTCTTCATATAGTTCCGAGACACTATGGGATTCAATATTTTCGATTGTAAATCCTATTTCCACACCGCTTTCATAGATTTGCAAGTCATTGTTATTTGCCTGTGAATATAAAGTGTGTTGAACCGTGCCCTCAAAATCCCATGAATCTGTTTTACCCGAATAGTTACCTGCTAATGGAGCTTGGAATTCATTGTTTGTACTCAAATCGGAAGAAATATTTACACTAGTTCCTATCTGTAGGCGATTAGTTGCAGAATACGACCCATTAACTGTTCCAAGTTTAATCGTCCCATTGATGCTTGAATATTCACCTAATTTATTTACTTGAGGTAATGCCATATCGTTTTGTGTAGAAGAAGGTGAAACAGCGCTACCATCTGCATCTAATGTGGCGTAAGAAGAAAACGAGCCATCAACCATGTTATCACGACTTGTTGTAGATGCCGAGCCTACGTTTGTCGTACTTGAACCAGAGGACGAATAAGGTACATATACGATAGCAGATGCACCACTGAATTTTATAGTCGAACCTGAATTTGAAATAGTACCTGTCAATGTAGGGTAATAACCATCTTTGTAAATATATACATTTTCATTATCTAATGTGTGAGGTGTTTCACTGTCAAGTTTTGCACTAATTGCTTCATCGCCCACATTCCATTTATCTGTTATAATTACTGGAAATGCACCTTTATAGAATTGTTTATACCTATCAAAATATGACGTTGGAATTGTCCCTATATCCGTCTTTTCATAAAAATCACCGTACGCTATAGGAATTGGCTTATCTGTATTCTTTTCAGGTGCATTTGGATAAGTAGCTAAATCTACCACATTGGTTGGAAGCTGTTTATGGTATGTCGAAGATTTATCCAGCAACTTGAGACTCGCAAAACTTGTATCATAGGCTATATCACCGCTTATTATTCCAGTTCCTATCATCCTTGCAGCAGTATCATAAGTTCCTGCATTCTTTGTATTCAGAAACAGTTCCCACTTCCTATTGGCATAATTATTTGTTGAAAACAAATCAGAGAACCTTCCACCGCTTATAGAATTATCTGTATTAATTAGCTTAACAGACATATTTCCTGTAGAAGTTGTAAAATTAAAAAAATCTAAACTATGTGAAAGGTTTCCCCAAGCTGAAACAATGCCGTGGTACATATCAGAGCCATCTATGCGGTCTTGGTCTGATACACCTGTGAAACTGGCTTCATTGTTGTAATAGAGCTTTAAAACCCAAAAGGCAGAGGTATTACCAATAGATAAAGCATCAGATAATGAAGAATCAAAGGAAATCATTAGGCAAGGGCTTTTGCTTTATTAATTGCCGGGAGAAGTTCGTTCACCACATAATCTTCTTGAACTATGCCTCCAGAAATATTAATATTAAAAACCTTATTATCCTTTAGTGCCCTGCTTTCGGGTCTGTCAGTCGGGGTAATCTTAACGTGCTCTCTTCCAGCCTCGCCAACCATAATAAGCTCTGGTTTATTGGTAACAAACTCACCGCCTTTTGCATAGCCAGTTGGGGTTGCCAGAATAAGCGCAGTCTGAGCCGCACCCAAAGCAGCAACTCCTTGTGCAATTAATGGATTCATCGTCAATGCTAATGCTCTTGTATACGCTTCGTATGTATTCATAATGGAAGATGCGACTTTTGCGGCTTTTTCCAAATTTGCGGCTCTTTTCGCAGCTTTATGATGCTTACTCTTAATTTTTTGCTCCATAATCTCACGTTGTTCCATCGTGGCTTTTTCATAGGCGGCGGAGCTTTTTAATTTATTTATATCTTCGTTAAGCTGACCTTGAACCATTTGTGAATATGCAGAGCCAACGCCTGAAAAAGATGATATTAATTGATTTATTCCGTCAATTTGAGCCTGTTTCTTTCTCTCGTCGTCGTCTTCTTCCAGTTTTTTCTTCTGTTCAAGATACCATATATGAATCGCAAGCGATAATTCAGCATTATACTGGGCTAAAGAAATCTCTTTTTGATATTTTACTTCGAGTGCCTTTAGTTCATAATTCAACTGACTGTCGGTTAATTCAGATATTTTTAAATTGATTGATATTAATTTTTCTGCTTGTTGCTCTCGTAATTTAGCTATTTTTTCTGCTTGTTGCTCTCGTAATTTATCTGCTTTTTTTGCAGCTTCGACCTCGAGTTTAGCCACTTCGGCGGCATACCATTTATTAACTATACTCTCATCTAATTTCGCAGCTTTATGCTTGTCTCTCTCCCTGCCTAACAGCACTATTTTCCATTCGTAAGTCGATGTAGCAAGTTCTTTTGTTCTGTCTGATAATTCCGCCTCTGTTTTTCCCGTTGTTGTAAAGAACTCTTCGTAAGTAGCGATACTTGCCTCAAGAGCAGCCTTCCTTGTCTTTTCGGCATCCATCTGCTCTTTTGCCCCCTCGCCGTGAGTCGCCTGCCCGGTTTTAATGAGGTTAATGATACTCTTAAGATTTTCTTCCGTTTCCATGAGCGCTATTTTATCAGCGACAAGGGCAGCCCCAATTCCAGCCCTTGTCATATCTTCAAGTGCGGTTATAGAATCGCTAATAGCCCGTATGTTTTCTCTTAGGGACAAACTGTTTTGATAAAGGGAATCAGTGTAGTTATCTGTACCCTCGCTTGCCCTGCTTGCTGCCTGAAAAACTTTCGTTGCTGCCTCTGCGGTGGCAATAGCTAACCCCGCAAGTAATACCATTGCAGCTTTTCCCCCAAGCGCATATAAAGCCGACTTAAATGCGAGAGTGCTTACTGTAGCTGCTTTTGTAATAATATCTAATCCCACCAATGCAGTTGTAACCATTCCAACGGTAAAAGCGTATGCCTTGAGACGGTCTATATCTGCAAAATAAGTTCCGAGTTTTAATAAATTTTCAGCAAGAGGGATTAGAGAATCTCCAACCGCTTTTTGTAAATCTTTTAATTCTGCATTAAAATCTTTTAATTGATTCGTATATGAGCCTTGAGTATCAATTAAATCACCTTCAGCATCGAGAGTGCTACTATATATAACAAGCATTCTTGCTAAAACCTTTTCCTGCGCAGTCAGCTCTCTTTCTACTTTAATTATTCCTTCTTTTAATGCTGTTGACTGTAGCTGTGCTTCTGTTAAAACAATGCCATATCTACGAACAGCTTCGTGATTACCAACAATAGCGGATGTAAATGCATTAACAACTTCAGTATCGGCTCTGTTTTGGAAACTCGCAACATCCATAGCCAATTTTGTTAATGATTTAGAAAGCTCTGCCGATTGGTCTCTTGCAAAGCCGAGAGGGACAAAAGTATCTTGCAATCCAGCCATCATTTCAGTTATATCAATGACAGAGCGACCAACTTCATTTCCGAGAGTATTAGCGAATTGAAGCGCTGAATCGGTTGATTCGCCAAAAACAACATTAAATTTATTCATCGTCTCCTCAAACGACGAAGAAACACTTATATATTTTCCAACCGTTTTAGTTAAAGCGCCAATAGCAAAAACTGATAGCAATAATTTTGAACGAAGAACGGAAAACGAGCCTAATAAATTGCGATTATTTCTATATGTTATATCACTTTGTTTGTTTAATAATTTTTGGTCGGCTGCCGTTTTTTTATAAGCCTGCCCTAATTCTCGTGTATTTTCAGTGGTTTTTTTGTATGCAGCGTTATGTTTTTTTACAGCAGATAAAGACGCTTTTTCTCCTTTTGTCTCCCAAACATATTGAATCCTATTTTTCCAAGTTTCAGCCATTTTTCTTCTCTAATGATTTTTGTTGTTTTCTATTCATATAATACGAAATCACGTATGATTTATGTATCCATTTTGAGGGGTGTTCACCAAACGAACCCCCATAAGCTGGGGTATTAAATTTTTCACAATAAACATATCTGGATATGTCGTCTTGTGCTTTTTGGTCTAAAATTATATTTGGACAAGAAAAAAAGGGCAATTGAGCACGTATAGACTCTGCTACATCAAAACTCTTATTGCCCTTCTCGTTGAAGGACTCCGTTTCCTCACGGATAAGGCGCATCACATCCCAGACATCATCCTTGGATGTAAACCTCTTTGTCTTGTATTCGCCATTTTCCATAACTGGTAGTCTTGCTTTGTAAGGAAAGTTATGAAAGCGGCAACCCTCACACTCTGAATCAATTAAGACGTTAAGCGCTAATGTGAGGGATTCTCTTCCCCCAGACCTTGATACTCCTGTACTTTTAGGGATAATTCGGTTTTGTCTGTCTCTGATAATGATTTAATAAACTTATCATCACATCCTTCAACACCACGCCTTAACCAAGCGGTTCTAGCACGGGATAAATTCCGAATTATTGTATTTTCGCCGTCTTGGATTAATTCTGGAATATCGTTGCAAAAATCAATATCGTCCACCGACATTTCCATTACTTTTGCTTTCTTTCCAGAAGAGAGCTTCACCTCTTTCATGTTTACTCCTTCTAATTATTCGACCAGACTATTACGCTGCTAAAT